GGGACGCTGGTCATCGGCGGCCCGGACTACAGCGACGCCACCAACCCGCCCGTGGCCACGCTGTGCCTGGCCGCGCGCAAGACCGGGCAGGCCGGCGCAACCAATGTGGAGTCCATGGAGCGCCGCGAATCCTGCGCCGAGCAGTACAGCACCGTCACCGTGTTGGGCCAGACCCACGGCACCGAGGCCGAGGGCGGCAAGCATGGGCTCAAGTCCTCGGCCACCGATCCGGACCTGGCGGCCGTTTGGCCCCGGCGCAAGATCGTCACGGACTACGAGGCCGACAGCGTGGCCGTGTGCCGCTCCCGCGCCCAGAAGCTGCTGGCCGACGGTCGGCTCAAGAGCTTTGAGCTGCGCGCCGAGGTGCGCGGCCACCGCATCAACGCGCCGGGCACGCGCGGCCACGGCAAGCTCTGGACGCCGGGCCAGCGGGTGCAGGTCATCGCCCCGCGCATCGGCCTCATCGGCACCTATTTTCTCATGGCCCGCACCTTCATACTTTCACAAAGCGAGGGGACCATGACGCGCCTGTCCCTGCGCGAGGACAAGGTGTGGATTCTGGAGGCGCATCCGCACAAGCGCAAGCACCGCAAGGGCAAGCACTACGCGCCCGAGGTCGGCGAGGAGGCGGCGGACGAATGAAGAAGCTGATCACTGACGCCATCGCCAAGGCCCTGGCCGGCATCCGCCTGGCGTACCGGGCCAAGCTGACCGGCCTGTCCAAGGGCGCGGCCGTGCAGCTCATGCAGGGAGCGGCCCTGGACGGCGAAACCATGCAGGCGGCCGAGTTTTTCCAGCAGTTCGGCTTTACCAGCGCGCCGCCGGCCGGGTCGCAGCTCATCGTGCTGCCCTTGGGCGGCCGCACGGCGCACAGCATCGTGATCGCCACGGAGCACGGGGCCTACCGCCTGGACGTGGCCAGCGGCGAGTCCTGCCTTTACAGCCAGTGGGGCGACAAGGTGCATGTGAAGCAAGAGGAAGTGGAGGTGGCCACGCGCCGGGTGGTCATCACCGCGCCGGACGGCGTGAGCCTGGAGGGCGGCCTCACCGCCACGGGCGACGTGATCGCCGGCGGCGTGAACCTCATGCACCACACCCACCCGGGCGTGGAGCCGGGCAGCGGATCTACCGGCGCGCCGTCGGGGAGCTAAGGCTATGGCGGACGCACTCCTGGACCCCACGACCGGCGGCTACACGCTCACGGACGGCGCGCTCACGCCGGACCCGGCGCGCGGCCTGGCCAACGCCGTGTTCCTGCGGCTCATGACCCCGCTGGGCAGCTATTGGGCGGACGCCTCCCTGGGCTCGCGGCTGCATGAGCTGGCCCGCGAGAAGGACCTGCCCCGCGTGGCCGTGCTGGCCAAGGCCCACAGCGAGCAGGCGCTCCAGCCCCTGCTTGACGACGGCCGGGCCAAGGCCATCGCCGTGGACACCGAGCGCCTGCATGACGGCTGGCTGCGCCTGCGCGTGAGCGTCACCGACGCCGGCGGCCGCGAACACCTGTTCAACCACTCTGTGAGGGTCGTGTAATGGCGTACACCACTCCGGACTTTGCGGCCATCAAGGCGGCGCTCCTGCGCGACCTGGCCAACCAGCTGCCCGACGCGGCGGCCACCTCGGATTCGGACTTCGGCGTGCGCGCGGGGGCCACGGCGGCGACCGTGGAGGGCCTGTACGAGCACCAGCGGTGGATCGCGCGGCAGGTTTTCCCGGACACCGCGGATGCCGAATACTTGGAACTTCACGCGTCCGACCACGGCCTGGCGCGCAAGGCCGCGACCTACGCCACGGGCGCGGCCACGTTCGCCGGCGCGGCCGGCGCGGCGATCCCGCTGGGCACCGAGGCCAAGACCGTGGCCGGCCTGTCCTTCCTCACCACGGCGGAGGCCACCATCGGCGCGGGCGGCACGGCCGTTGTGGCGGTGCAGGCCAGCGCGTCCGGAGCGGCGTCCAACCTGGCCGCCGCGACCGCGCTCACCCTCACCAGCGCGCCTTCGGGCGTGCAGGGCGCGGCCAGCCTGGCCACGGCCACCACGGGCGGCACGGACGCCGAGACGGACGCCGATCTGCTGGCCCGCGTGCTGGACGTGATGCGCAATCCGCCGGCCGGCGGCAACAAGGCCGACTGGCGGCGCTGGGCGCTGGAGCTGCCCGGCGTGAGCGCCGCCTACGTGTTCCCGCTGCGCCGCGGCCTGGGCACGGTGGACGTGCTTGTCACCAGCGCCGGTGGCGCGCCCTCGGCTGAGATTTTGACGGCGGTGCGGACGCACCTGGACGCGGAGCGCCCGGCAGGCGCCTCGGATTTCCAGGTGCTCGCACCCAGCCTCACGCCCGTGGCCGTGACGGCGCAGGTGCGCCTGTCCGGCCTGACGCTCGCGCAGGCCCAGACGGCCATTGCGACGGCGCTCGCCGCCTACTTCGCCACACTGGAGCCCGGCGACCCGGCCTACCGCTCGCGCATTGAGACGGCGATCAGCGGCGTGGACGGCGTGGTCGACCGCGTGGTGATGCTGCCCGCCGCCACGGTGGAGGTGGGCGCGGTCGAGTGGGCGCGGCTCGGGACCGTCACCGTGGAGCTGCTGGCATGAGCGGACACGCCGAACTGCTGACGCTGCTCTTGCCCGTGCCCTACGCGGCCACGGACCGCGTGCTGGCCGCCTCGCTTGCGGCCGAGGGCCGGGTCCTGGACGACGCCCACGCGCGCGCCACCGTGGTGGCCGAAGCCATCAGCCCGGCCGGCGCGGGCGGCCTGTGGCTGGCCGATTGGGAGCGCGTGCTCGGCCTGCCGGACACCTGCGCCGGCGGCTACGCCCAGACGCAGGCGGAGCGCATCGCCGCGGCCCTGGCCAAGATGCGCCAGCGCGGCGGCCTGTCCCGCGCCTATTTCATCGGCATCGCCAAGGCGCTGGGCTACGCGATTACGATTGAGGAGTATGCGGTCTTCACCTGCGAGTCCGCTTGCGACCAACCCATTTGCGACGAGCCCTGGCGCTTCGTCTGGACCGTCCACGCCCCAGAAACCACCATCCGCGAAAACACCTGCGAGTCCGGCTGCGAGGACCCGCTGGCCAGCTGGGGCAACACGCTTCTGGAGTGCGTCATCCGCCGGCTCAAGCCGGCCCACACTTTCGTCCAATTCGCCTACGGAGGGTAGCCATGCAGAGAGTCAAGACCGGAACCGCAGTCACCAGCAAGCCCGCGTACGCCGCCGGCGGCACGCCCGGCTACTTCACTTCGGGCAACGCCGTGGCGTCCATTCCGGCCACCACGCCCGGCCAGGACTGGTACAACATGGTCCAGGAGGAGATCGCCCACGTCATCACCGCGGCCGGGCTCACGCTTTCGGCCGAGGATGACACGCAGCTGCGTCAGGCCATTGCGGCGCTCATCGCGGCCCAGGTGCCGACCATCGCGCAGGCCACCACGACGGCCATGGGCGTGGTGGAGCTGGCCACCACGGCCGAGGCCGTCGCCGGCACGGACACCGAGCGCGCCGTCACGCCGGCCGGGCTGAAGGCTGCGCTTTCGACGTTCGACGCGGGCGACGACGCTCTGGAAATGTCCTTAATCTTTAACGCCGGGAGGTAGCTCATGGCCCGCACGTACAAGAATGCCAAGGCGATACTCGCCGACACCATGACCACGATCTACACCTGTCCCGCGGGCGTCACGGCCATCGTGTTTTCGGCGCAGGCGTCAAACGTCAACGCCGCCGCCGTGGCAGTCACGGCCAAGTGGACGGATGCGACGGACAGCGTGGCGACCGAGCTGATCACCAACGGCAGTGTGGCCGTTGGCGCGTCCCTGGGCCTGCTGACCGGAGCGCTGGTCCTGGAGGCCGGTGACTCCCTGTCCGCCCTGTGCTCGACCGCATCTGGCGCGAAGGTTTCCGCGTCCATCCTCGAGCGTAGCTAGGAGGGGCCGCCATGCGCAGTAACGGCAGGATTATCGGCCCGCTCAACCGCTCATTGTCCGGCATCTGGAACGTCGACGATCAGGGGCGCGGCGGCGTGATTCTCCCGGTGACGGAAGCCCTGGCCGACGCTAAAACTGCGGTCTGGGAAATGACCGGCGGCACCAGCGCCAACGAGGTCGGAGCGGGCGGCGGCCTGACGGGCGACGACCAGGTTTTGACCCAGGTAGGAGGCGCGCCGGCCGCCGCAAACGGCGGACGGGCCGTCAGCTCGGCTATTGGCTTCACGGCCACGGCGGCGGCGCTCACGGCGCTTCTCGGCGGCCCGGAATGGACGCTCATGCTGCTGCTCAATACGTGGCAGGTCGAGGCGTCGGACAACCGCTACATCAGCTACCTGTCCGCGTCCGCCGCCGTGAATGGCGAAATCTACACGAGTCGACGCACACCAAACACGGCCGGGACCATGGTTGCTGGCATCAGCAATGGGATCTTCACTGGGATCACTCCTCACAGATCTGTGCCGCCGACGACCGGCGACGTGTGGGCGGCCATGTGGCGCAAGGCTGGCATTTGCCACTCCGGATGGCTGGCCGGTTCTCTTCCTCCGACGTCGTGGGACAGCTTCCCGGCCAATCAACGGCAGCTCCTCATCGGTGGCGGCGACCTGTCCGGCTGCAACTGGGGCACGTATCGTTATGTGGTCGGTCTGCCGGGTTACTCGGGATCTTTCATCATTAAGCGCGTCGTGCTGTCCAAGATCGGACTCGCCGCCGCGGACATGTAGGGAGGTTGGATGCAGTACGCCGAATACGCCTTGACGGACCTCGGCTATGTGGACGGCGAAGGCGCGCCCCTGGCCAGCATCGACGGCCGCGACAACGCTGTGGCCCCGTTTCGGCACCTGGGGTACGTCGGCTATCCTGACGGCCGGATCGCGGCCTATGACCGCGCTGACAAGAGCGTCTGCCTGGCCGTCTTTGCCACCGGCGAGACGCTGCCCGCCGGCGGCACGGAGATCGTCGCGGCGGACGTGCCCGCGCTGCTCATCGCCCGCTACGGCTGGCCCACGGGCACCACGCTGGGCCAGGACGGCCTGCCGGCCGCGCCGGCGAGATAGATCTTTGACAGCGGAGGGGCCAACTTGCGAATTTTCGCAAACTGGCCCCTCCGGCGTTTCGATGGGAGAGGCAGGGGCGTTGTCACCGCCCCCGCGAGCCGACGCCGCCGCGCCGGTCCCGGCCGAAGCCGCTCTCCGGCCCTGATCAGGGTGTCCGGAGGCTAGCAGGCGCAGGCCCAACCGTCAAAGGTGCCATGCAACAGGAGATCAGGTGCGGCAAGTGTAATCGTCTTCTGGCCAAGGGCGAGGCCCTGGACTTGACCATCAAATGCCCGAGGTGCGGGCAGTACAATCACGTGAGGGCCGCCGCGAGCCCCGAAAGCGAGGGCCGCCGAGCCTCCGGCAAGGAGCCCTCAAGTGGATGCGATCATTGACAATCAAATACGGTTGTATAACGGCGACGCCTTTGCCGTGCTCCGTGAGCTGCCCACCGGCCACGTCGACGCCGTGTTGACCGACCCGCCGTATTCCAGCGGCGGCCAGTCCACCGTGGCCCGCAAGACCGAGCCGGCGGCGAAATACCAGGCGAGCGGAACCAAACGGACCTATCCACCTATGCTGGGCGACGCCAAAGACCAGCGCAGCTACCTTGCGTGGGCGGTGCTTTGGCTTTCGGAGTGCTGGCGCGTGGCCAAGGACGGCGCGCCGTTGCTGGTCTTCTCGGACTGGCGGCAGGTGCCCGTGACGAGCGACGCGATTCAGGCCGCCGGGTGGACCTGGCGCGGCGTTGTCGTGTGGGAGAAGCCCTCGGCCCGGCCCACACGCGGCCAGTTTAAGGCCGGGGCTGAGTATGTGCTGTTCGCCAGCAAGGGACGCTTTGCCCGCGCCACGGACCGCTGCCTACCCGGCGTTTTTAGACACAGCGTGGTGGACTATCGGCACAGGGCGCACCTCACCAGCAAGCCCGAGGCGCTGGTGCGCGAGCTGCTGGAGGTGGTCCGGCCGGACGGCCTGGTCCTCGACCCGTTCCTGGGCGGCGGCACCACGGCGCTTGCTTGCCTGGCCACCGGCCGGCGCTGCATCGGCGTCGAATTGTCGGAAGAGTATTACCGGATCGCGGTCGAGCGGATCGCCGCGGCTTCGCGCGCGCACGCGTAGCAAAGAGCGGGCCTGTACACGAGACGTCCCGCGCGGCGCTGGTCAAAAATAAGCGTCGCGCGGGACAAAAGTAAACGTCGCGTTACACCTCCGTAATGCCCCGGCCGGCGCATTCCTCGTACAGCGCGCGCGCCCAGGCCTTGGTGTTGACGACCACGAGGCAGCTGCCGGCGCGTCGCAACTCGGCGATGGCGAGATCGGCGATCTCCGCGCGACTCCAGCCGCCCGGCTTGGTCTCGTCGAGTATCTCCGTCCGCTTCAACTGGTCGAAAAGCGCATCGCGTTCCGGCATCAGCTCGCAGCGCGGGCCAAGGGAAAGCACGCCCAGCTCCGGCCTGGCGAGCCTGTCCAGCAAGGGCTGCGTGGCCGTGCAGAGCACCACGCTGGCCCCGCACTCCCGCACCAGGAAATTCACCGCGTTGCAGAAGAGATGCGCGCAGTTCACCGGCAGGGTCTGGATCTCGTCGAACACGATGACCGCCCCGGCGAGCCGGTGCATGCGCCGCGCGTTGCGCGTGCCGCCGCGGAACAGGCTTTCCAGGAACTGCACCATGGTCGTGTAGATCACCGGGGCGACCCAGTTCTCCGCGGCCAGCTGCGTGCGTGGGCTTTCCTTTTCCGGCGTGAGGTTGGAGTGGTGTTCGAGCACCACGCTGCCGAAGGCCTCGCCCTGTTCCAGAATCCCCCGCGCCACCTGGGCGTTCTGGTCGATGATGGACGTGAACGGGATGACGTTGATGATCCGGCTCATGCCATGATGCGCGGCGTGGTGCAGGGCGAAGCGCAGCCCGGCCAGCGTCTTGCCGCCGCCGGTGGGCACGGTCAGCGTGAACACGCCCTTGGGGCTCGTGGCCCGGGTCAGGCAATGCGCCGAGATGTCCCGGCGAATGGCGTCGATGTCGTGGTCGCCGTGGAATTCCGCCAGCCGTTTTTCCAGGCGGTCCACCAGCCGCGGCCAAGGCGCGGCGTCCAGGGAGCGCAACCCGGCGTTATCCGGGTGTTCGGCGTCGGCGCTGTCGGTGTGATCGGCGTCCACCAGACAACTGAACAGCATCCGCGTGGTCAGGCCCAGGGAGAACCAGGCAAGGGGATTGCGGATGTGGCACGCCCTTGAGTCCCCCAGGGAGCAGCCCTCGCAGTACGACGAGGGTTCGGCTTTGAGCGTCGCGGCCAGGCGGGAGCGCATTTCGGCCATGACCGCGGGCAGCACCTGCTCGCCCGGTGCGCCGAAGCCTTCGCCGAACGCCTCCCGCACTTCCCGGAGGTGGGTTTTCTCGTCGCCCCTGTCCATGCGCTTATCGAAAACGCCCTCGCCGTCAGGCCCCAGGCAATCGATCAGCCCGCTGTGGTGCGAACAGATGCACAGGGCCAGCATTTGGGCGAAAAGTCTGTTCGCCGGCGGGGCTTTCCCCTGCGCGGCGGCTTGCCACAGCCTTTGGGCGCCGGCGCTGGAGTGGTCGATCTTTCCCTTGAGTCCCTTGGCGTCGACGAACTCCTCGTCTTCCGGATCGAGAATCCCTGTAGCAGAGCGGATATACTGCTGAAAAATTGAGGAAACCTTGCCCTCGTCGTGGGAAAAGCCCACGAGCCTCGCGGGGAGCGGCAGTCCGAACGCCTGCGCAAACAGCTCCGATCGTTCGGCGACACCGGAAAGATGCTCCTCAAGCGCTTGCCCCGGCCGGGCGACCGTCTGCTCATCCACGGAGGGCCTCACCTGCTAGCGGTTTGATAATTCAGACCATGGACAATGCCTCTCAACGTCTATATATAAAATTATATCATGCATAGACTGCAAGCGCAAGCACCTGGAATGCTCTCCGCGCGCGACATATCTACTGCTATTGTGTTGCAACCCTGTCACGACAAGAGCGATTGGACTCAGTTTATTTACAACGTAACATATGGAAGCGACACTTGAAGTGAGTTCGCTCTCAGTGTCAGACTCTTGGTTGACGCAACACTGCATGTCTTGCACGGTGCTGGCATATTGGAAATACCATCCCCATATGAATCTTTCCCCGTACTGTACAGGATAGCCCGAAGGAGCCGAGACTTAAATCGCCAGTCCCGCTACTTTTCACCACACCTCGGTGCATCTTTCACATCTGTTCCATCTCGCGAAGCCGCCTCAAAAAGTAAACACCTTGCAACAATTCTATGGCGCAAAAAGTTTTGGGGATTGAGCAGCAGCAGGTCTCACCACATTATTTCGTAGGAAGCGCTCCGACCTCCGCCGGGTCCGGGCCGCAGGAGGCCTTTCGCCACGAGGTCGACCAGGTCACGCTGGGCAGTGGCGGAAGAAGCCTTGGTCATGCCCACATATTTACGATTATTCAGCCCGCCCTCGAAACCGTCCGGTCCGGCATCCAGCAATTTGTTGAGCACCTTGCGCTGTCGCGCCGAAAGCGAGACCTCCGCATGCCGCCGCCAAAAGGCCACCTTGTTCAGCACGCGTTCCAACAGTCCTTCGGAGCGCGTCAAGGCTCTGCCCATGCAGTCCAGAAACCACTCCAGCCATTCCGTGATGTCGCCGTCGCCCTTCTGCGCATGTTCCAGCACGGCGTAATAGCCGTCGCGATCATGCATGATCTGCGCGGAAAGGCTGTAAAACCGGACCCCGCAGGGCTTCATCCTGGGCCAACGCCATGTCCGTGAGCGTTCGGGCGAGCCTGCCGTTGCCGTCCTCGAATGGGTGGCTGGTCACGAAACGGAAATGCGCCACGCCTGCGCGAAGGATGCCGTCCATGTCGCCTTGGCTCTGCCGCCACCATGCGAAAAATGCCTGCATCTCGCGGCCAAGCGTGGCGGCCGGTGGCCCCTCGTAATGCACAGCTTCCCTGCTTAACGGTCCGGAAATGACCAGGACGGGACCTTTGCGCCACTGTCCGGGGGCGATGCGGTGCATTCCCGAAGAGCCCGTCGGGAAAAGGGCCGCATGCCAGCCTTTGAGTCGCTTGGCGGTAAGCGCGACCGCATGGTGCAGCGTTACGGCGAGCAGCACCTGCACCAAGCCGTCGGAGTGCGGGGCGACCGGCCGGAGTCCGGCAGTGGGAAGGCCCAGATGCGCGGCGACAGAGGAGCGCAAGCGCCAAGAGGTATTGCGGCAGCTCAACCTTCTTTTTCACATCCACACATGAGGTGATTAACGCTGGCAATCGCCTCATGGGCAAGGCGTCCCACATGACGGCCGGCGCTCTGGATGGCGGGAGAACCGCAATGCGGATCCCGAAAAGCGAAAGGGTAGGTGGTTTACCGTTGCTTGGTCTGCGCGTAAAAACCAATCACCTCAGCGCTCCCCGCCTTGGCAACCCCCGGCAATTGTAGCCGGGACTTGTGGCCAAGCCTCGGGGAGCCTTTTTTATGCCCCCGGCGCTTGCAGTCCGCGCGAGCGGATGAAGCGGATGAGCGTGCTGGGGCAGACGTCGACGATGCGCGCGAGGGAGGCCTTGCTCACGCCCTTGGCCAGGAAGCCCTTGATTTCCGCCTCCCGGCCGTCCAGGACGCTCTTGCCCGTGGAGCCCCTGGGGCGGCCGATGCGCTTGCCCTCGGCCCGCGCCCGCGCCAGGCCGGCCTTGGTCCGCGCGCTCAGGAGGTCGCGCTCCAGCTCGACCATGAGCGCGAAGGTCGAGACCATGACCTTGCCGGCCAGGTCGCGCTCCCCGTTCGGCGGGATGCGGATACGCTCCTTGAGCGTCACCAGCCCGACCTTCGCCGCCGCGAGCCGGTCCACCGTCTGCACGGCCTCGCCGACACGAATGGGTTCGACATGCCCCAATTTAGCTACGAACGACTCCCTAATGACCCCAACGGGTAAAGCGCTGTAAACGACATCGCGCAACGCCAC